TCAGCGAGCACTAGTAGCCAGGCAAATTCTGACAATCATCTCCAAATCTTTAGCAGAGCTGTGGTGGCTTTCTTCTAAGAGACTGTCAATCTGCTCTCCAGTAAGAAATGCCATCTCACTTTCTTCTGTTCTGAACTGTCGAATATTATCTGGCGGGTTTGGCGCTTCCCATTCGCCAAGTCGTTTCAATTCATTGAACACCGTGAGGAAATACGCGTGCTCTAAGTTCATGGTGCGAGGCGAAACCTGAGTAACGCGCTTAGTACGGACAAAATGGCCATCGAGCCTTTTTGCCCGGTACGCGGTGAAAAGCTGGGCTAAGAATTCAGTAGCCAGGGGCGACCCTATGCACAGATCTGCCCAGAGCATGGTGCTTTTACGTTTCTCGCCGTCACGCAAAGTTATTCCATGGCGCTCAAACCATAGATGGACTATATCCGAAAGACGACGTTTGTCTTTGCCCTGGCCTAACCAGGGCGTGTCCTCAAATTTTTGCAGTGTGTAATTTTCAAACGCCAGCGCTTCGCCTTTAGTGACAAACTTCCTACGAACCCGCTTGCCGTCTTTACTATCAGTTCTGTCTACAGTGTAAAAATCAGCAACCCGTTGGCCGTTAGCTAACTTTCTTACAGACATAAATTAACCATTCAAAATGAATTTTTTCTGCTGCTGGAATTCTTCTTCTGTAAGAATCCCTTCTTCTTTCATTTTTGCAAGACGTTCAATTTTCGCCATTTGATCATCGAATGATTGAGTGTCTTTGGTCGGTTCTTGTTGTTGCGAGGCAGGGGCGTTCAGAGAGTTTTTTGTTTCGTTCACTAAATTTGTGAAGGGTATAACTGAGCCTTTCATGACATTTTTGATTGTGTAGTTTTGGCCGCTAGTAGAAATCATAATTTCACCAAACATAAGCCCCGTCTTGCCGCCTACGCTCACAATGTTGTTGAGGTTGATGTCAACCTGCTTAACACCAAAAATCATGCCCTTATCAAGGAAAATTACGCGTTTATTTGTCAGTGTGATGAGCCAGGTGTTGCCGTCCATCATGCCACTGGCAATGGCCACCGGACGTTCGCCCGAGTTCAAAATTTCAGGGAGGTGAAAGAATTCTTTTTTTGTACCAAAGGGCGTGTCAGATACAACGCCTGCTAAGCGTTTCATCTCCGCTTTGAGTTGGTCTTTTGATGCTGTTTTGTAGTCAATCATCTTCAAATCCTTATGCTTATCTTATTGTTAATACAACCCTACCAAGAATTTTTATATCTTCTATTGCGCAATCAAAGGCCATGCCGACGCCACTTACTCTGACTTTCTTAATTGGGATGCGGGTAAGAGTGCGAATGCTTATTTTACCTTCAATTTCAACCAACCACTGATAGTTATAAACCTCAGTAAATAAGGTATCCACGATAAATTGGCTATTACCTTCCTGGACGCAGATTGGGGACTTAGGTAAAGGGACTCCCGGGAGGAATGAGACCTTATCCAACATGTACCTGCCAGCATCGTAAAGAAGGCCATCAACGATTTTTCGACGAGGCATTTTTATAATGTCGAGTTCATCGTCGTCAAATTTCCTGTCTTGACCAGTAGCAAGCCATTCTAACGATGCGCCAGTTTCAGCTACACACCTAACTACCATGTCAGCGGGAAAGCCGCCTCGTTTGTAGCGTCCAGCCAGGCTACTCGATGCCATTCCAAAGTGATCGGCAAGCATCAGCTTAGACGTAAAGCCATAAGCATTAATCACTCTGTCGAGTACTTCATTGCTGTGGCTGATTTGTCCGTAAGAGAATTTGCCCATAATTTAGTCAGGTTTTCGCAAAATGCGATAAATCGATTTATTTGTCGCTTAATGCGATCTGGACTCTCCTTGTTGTAACTTTTTACGAGTATAGGTTAATAACAGTGGATATTGGCGTATCCACAGCAAGAGGAGTTTGCATTATGCGTCCCAACATTACAATCGTGATCCCCGATCCATACATTCCACTTGATGCATATTGCCGCCGTACTGGCATGTCGCGAAGTACTGCTGAGAATTTGATTTCCTACGGAAAACTCCCTATCAAGCCTAAAGGTGCACAGAAAAAAGGGCTGGTTGAAGTGAACATGGTCACCTTAACCGTAATGGCGTTAAGCGAATGCGATGTTTCGCTTAACGCGTAATTCATCCTACGGATTAGGGAGGAGCTAACAATGTTTGATTATCAGACTTCTAAACATGCTCATTTTGATGCTGCTTGCTGAGCGTTTGCGCTAGCGCACAATCTGGAAGATGTAGCTGCTGCCGTTGGTATGCGTCCGCAGATCCTCCGCAATAAGTTAAATCCGGTTCAACCGCACCGCCTGACCTGCGATGAGCTTTTGGCTATCACCGATTACACCGAAGATTCGCGGCTATTGGATAGAATGCTGGGGCAGATTAACAGCCTCCCGTCCGTTCCTGTCAATAACGCCATTGAAGCCAACATGCAGTTTTGCGCGTTAAGTGCCGCCGCCAATGTGGGGGCAATCGCTGGGGAAGCCGTTTCAACTGAGCACATGACCGCCGCACGCTGCACACAAATTCTTGATCGTGCCCGTGATGCCATCCGTTCCCTTTCCGTTCTGGCTTACACCGTTGAAAGCCGCCTCCAGTCTGCGCCGGTTCTTGCTGCTGCCGTCGATATCGTGACTAACAGCGCCAGTAGCATGATGTGAGGGTTACCGTGATGGTGGCCATTCTGATCCACTGGGCTGAAGAGCATGGCTATCGCCTGACTTTTGGCGAGGCGTACCGTATGCCGGAACAGGCGGCGCTGAACGCTAAAAAAGGCAGCGGTATCACCAACAGTCTGCACACACAGCGTCTGGCCGTGGATTTTAACCTGTATGTGAATGGCCAGTACAAAACGGACACGGCTGATTATCTGCCGCTGGGTGAATACTGGGAATCGCTGGGCGGAACGTGGGGCGGGCGTTTCAAATCCCGTCCGGCTGGTAATCACTTCAGCCTGGAACATAACGGGATGCGCTGATGACAAACGGCCTGTGGCAGGTATTGGTTTCGCTGGTGTTTGTCTTGGGCTGGTCGACCGCTGACTGGCGGCGTGACAGTCTGGAACCCGGATAAAGACACGCCTGCTTACTCAGCTGTGCCTCTGCCGGTTCCTATGGCGGGTAACGATTCCGGGATGTACCAGTTTCCACCTGAAGGGACACTGGTTGAAATTGCTTTTACTGGCGGAAGGCCGGATAAGCCCTTTGTGCGGCAGACCGTGCCGGAGGGAACCAGCTTACCGGATATCCAGCCTGGTGAGCAGCTGCAACAGCAGCGTGAGGAAGTGTCGCAGCGCGTCACTCAGGCGGGCGACTGGGTGAGGCAGACAGACCAGACGATAAGTGAAACATCTATGGCGCGGATGGTTAAGGCTGATTCGGAACAGCGGGAGCTGGTCAGCCGGGAAACTACCATTAAGGCCACGGACAAAGTTACGGTGCTGGGCACGTCCACGCTGATGGCCGGAGCCATTCAGCAGGTATGTACAGGGGATTACAGCCAGGCAGTCAATAATCGCGTTGCGAGTATCGGCGGTAATGATGAAACGGACATAGCCGGGAGCCAGTCAGTCACAACGGGAAAAGACCCGATCGAGAAAATTGGGCAAATACGTAAAAGCGTGGCGGCCGTGCAACAGCAGATTATTGCCCCGGTAGTGTGGATTGGCTCTGGCACCATCAACGTGGCACAGCTGATGCTCGACACGCTCGACGTGGTTAAAGAGCTGGCAGAGCAAACAGCAAGCCACACGCACAGCAATACGGGAGCACCGACCAACGCGGGAGCCATCCGGAACACCGGAACGAAAGCGGACACGCTGAACGGCAAATACTCCCCGGTGATTGGCAAGTAAACCTGTCCAGAACATAACCCGCGAAAGCGGGTTTTTTTTATGCCCTTCATCCCCTGGCAGGGATATCTCCTTTCTTACCTCTTAAGCGGCTATCGCTACGCTCTGTCAGAGGCGCTCTGGCACGTTCAACCTTTTCGTACACTCAGAGCCATCCTTAAAACAGATCGTGCCCACAGCGGGGCGCTGGCGCGTCACAGCGCGGCCAAAAAAATCTTTCCCCTACCAAAATCGCACTACACCGCACCCGCCTGCGGTTTTTGGATCATAAAAATTTTTCAGTTTTATTTTTCTTCAAACCTGACCGCCAGACCGCGCCAGTGCTGGCGGCTTTGCGTAAAACCAGAACTGAAAAGATTGAAAGAATTTCAGTGTTTTTCAATTAAAAGGATCTGTTGATGATCTGGTTGAGTATCTAACCATAAGAAAATAAAGGATATTTTAAATTTTAAGTGAGAGGGTAAGCTCAAATGAGCTGCATGATTGCAGAAAAAGGAAAACCCGCAATGCCATAGTGGATGCGGGTCATGAGTAAAGTGAGTGTCATATAGTCAATGAAAATTACGAAACAGTTACATATGTTAAATAGAATGGGACTCTTTTCTCAACTAAGTGACCTGCATGATTTCCAATTGCGCGAACTTTATAATTAGTATTCAGTAAGTCCCGACTAACTACTTTTAAAACAGCGTTAGACTGAATAAGTACTTCCTTTTCATGTCCTTTATTAGTACCTTTAATTTTAAATACAAAGGCATTATGAGTCATTGAGCATGCAGTCAATATGACCAAGTTTGCCTCATTTTCATGATAAAATTTACCTTTCCACTCACCGTTTCTTATAGCCATAGAAGGTGACAACGAAGTCGATAAGGGTCTTGTTAAAGTCAAAGATTCACCAACTTGCACACCTTTTAAAAGGGCCCCTCCATGAAATAAAACTTGACCATCGGCTAAACTTCGTCCCGAGGCCACTATCTCGTTGTTTACGTTATTCATATTTGCATTGGGGTTATAAAAACGTTGATATCCCGATAAAATGGCAGGGGTTATGCTTGGCATTGCATCCCGCGAGGCATTGAAATTTGAGTTTGGATTATTCAATGAGGTTTCTATGTAGTCATCTATTTCTTTATTGTACTGCTGGTTAGCTAGGTAATAAGCGCATTTTTCTGGTGAGTTTATTACATCTATAAAATTGGTTTTAATAGATTCAAAACATAAAAGTGGGTGCATGCCTGATGCGAGACGGTTTTGAAACTCACTTTCTGTGGGTTCTCGCGTTTGCCAAATTTCGAAAGGGACTAGAAATTGGTTGATTAATGGTAGCGACATTTTGACTCCTTTCAATGTTTAATTTTTATAAAAATAATTGAATTAGAGGCTAAACCATGGGTAGTCATCATTTTCTTTTTCATACAGATGTTGAATGTGGAGTTCTATAATCCATAAACTTACAATTTTTAGTGTTAGTTTATTACAAAGATGAATGTATTTAGTATAGCTTATCTCTCTCTGTGCACCAGTGCCACCGCTTCTGTAGCGAATTATTTCTCCTTCGTGCCATATAGATGCATGATGTGAACCATTGCGTATTGTTGACTCCAGGTCATCTTCACAGAATGCAGAGAATAGCGGGTTATCTTTGAAAGGACCTGTTTTTTTATCTTTGCTAACATCATTAACATATTTTCCTAATGACATGGACTTGAATTCGTCAAACTTCCTGCCGTCATTGATGTTATTTAAACATGCCAAAATACACATATTTGATGTTAGAGTTTCATATGCATCACCATAATAATTTCTTATTTGATCAAAATTCTTTGAGCTGATTATTTTTTCTTCAATGTCATCGTTATTAATTCTAGCGTGGTAAATTAATTGACCGAAATGATCACGTCGTGACATGAAGTCAGAATAAATATTGATGTATCTTTGATGGTTTTCTATTTTAAAATTCTGTTTGTAATAATCATAAAAATCATCAAGTAAATTATTTTCTTTTAACTCAGTAATCTTGGCCATTATAGGTGTGGCAATATCATGAATTCTAGGGTAAAAAAGCCAGTCAAGAAACTCATATTGCAATGCCATATAAGAATATAGCGTGTCATCACTATAAATATTAATTTCCTCATTTCTTGCTGACATGTAAAGCTTGGCCGTCGCTTGAGCCTTTTTATTATTTCCTTCAGATATGTGTTTTGATATTAGTTTTAGCTGTCCCCATTTTGTTGGTGCGTTGGGGATATCAAAAAGATGGGATGCGCTTAACATTCGAGCGTTTTCTGGCTTCCTCATATAAGGGTCTATCATTTTTATTAAATTTATTGAAGGAAAACTCTTACCGTCATGTATTTCATCTTTATTAAATGCGCAGGCTGGGTGAAAGTTAATAACGCGGTGATCCATGTTGAACTCTATTAAAGTACAGTTCTCTTCTATTTGAATGTAAGCTTTGGGAGGGATGGCTCTAACAGCAAAGACAATTGGAGTGCTGCATTCGAAACAGTCCATATAATGCTTTTGATACTTATCAACTCCTACTCCAACTCTTAATCTATACAAGGTGTCGCAATTATCACATTTGATACATTCAGTTATGACCAT